GTCATAGCCTTTTTCAGAGATGGCATCTATCTGCCCCTGTAAGCTCGCATCACCCTCTTCCCTAGCAGTGATCTCAGCAGCAAGCCCTTCCTTAATCTCAGTGTCATCGTATGCCTCAAGAGAATCTATCTGGCCTTGTAGCTCAGTGTCGGCACTCTTTCTTTGATTTGATTCTTCTGCCAGAGTGATGGCAAGCGAACTGATCTCGGCCTGTAATCCTATGTCAGCAACGCGGCGAGTTTCGCTCTCAATGTTGATCTTGTCGTCTAGCTCACTAAACGAATACTGCTTGAGGATATCAATCTCATTCTGTAGCGAATCACGCAAACCAATGTCAGCCAGAGAACGCTCCCACTTCTCAGCCTCAAGCGCCTTCTCTCTTGCTACAACCTCGTCAGCAATCTCCTTTCTAAGCTCGGTGTCGTCGTAACCTTTCTCTTGTATTTGATCAATCTGATTTTGGTTGCTGTTGATCTGATCCTGAAGGAACTCATCTTTCTCACGGCGCATCTCGGCTTCTTTAGCCAAAGACTCTTGGGTGGCAAAGTCTTCGTGCTCACCACCTACCTCTTGTATCTTCCCGTACAAGAACTCATTAACGTCCCTCTGGTTCTCAATGCCCTCAAGCTCTTTAGGTGTCGGGGCAAACTTGCCGATAACATCTCTAAACTGGCTGGGGTTAACCGCAACAAGGTCAGTAGTTACTGGAGTCCACTCTCCCTCGTTCTCTTCTCCGTCCTCTCGGTACACAAGCCACTTACCGTCCCTCAGGGCGGCTACAGGCCTCTTTACGTACTCCGACAGGTCTACGTTACTATCTCCAGAGCCCCCTTGAGATAGCACCACAGTGTTGCCTTGTGCGTCAGTTTCAGTAGGCAGTTCTACAGAGATCTCGTCTCCGTTGGACAACACGAGCACTAAGTCACCGTCAGCGGCTGTGTAAGCGTCCGTAATGCCTACACCGTTTTCACCGTCAGGACCCTTAGGTCCCTCTGGACCCTTGGGACCCTCTGGACCCTTAGGACCCTTAGGCCCCTCAGGACCTTTAGGACCCTTAGGGCCTTGTTTACCAGCGTCTCCCTTGTCGCCTTTAGGTCCCTGAGGCCCGTCGTTTCCCTTCTCTGCGGAGGTCTTTTCTACCTTCTCTATACGCCTCTTGAATTTCTCCAGAAGCATGAGCGTTGTTAAGTCTCGCATTTACGCTACCTCTGGTGCTGGTCCTACGTTAGGTCCTCTGGGTCCCATAGGCCTGCTAGGTTCCTGTGGAGGGCTAGAGGGTCTGTCAGACACCAAGGAGTCAAGCAGAGCCTGCTCTGACTTCTTGTTAGACTCTGCTAGAGTTCTCTTGTCTGAAAGCTCAGACTCCTTTAGGGCTATCTCAGCAATCCTGAGACGCTTCTCAAACTCTTTGTCGTCCTGATCGCCTGACTGTAGGTTACGTGTGATAGCCTCAATCTTGTCGATCTCAAGCTCCTGAGGTGCAAGCTGAGTCTCCATGGCGTACTTGTTAGCCCTAGCTTGAGCTTCTGCTGCCTGACCTTGCAGGGCCGCAGTCTGACTCTTTTGGAACTCCATTTGAGCCTGTTGAGCCATCTGAGCCATCTGCTGTTGCTGAGGATCTGGCTCTTGAGCTTTAGTCATAGACTCAATCAGTTCCTCACGGTTGCTGAGGTTCATGTTGTCTATGATACTCTGGATCAACACGGGGTAGATAGGGGAATCTTGTTTCATGGTTTGCAGGAGTTGTACCAACTGAGTAACCTCGTATTCCCTAGCGATAATGCCTAGAGTACTAGTTGCGTTGAACTTGTAGTCAGATACAGGGTAGTTCTCCGGGTCAAACTGCATGTACCTGTGAGCCGCTTTAGTGACAAAAGGTAACAGGAACGACTGTTGGAAGTTAATCAGGGTGCGCTTATGGCGTTTAATAATAGCACCAAGAGACATAGAAATACCAGCGGCAGTAGCTTCACCATTAACGTTGCCAGCAATTCCTGCTGAATCAACCGCTCCTGTAGCCTGCTGAACCATCTGCTGAAGAGCTTGTGCTTGTGCGAAAGTAATCTGACCAACTTGTCCAAAGTTAAATGGCTGTAGAACTTCACGCGGATCTCCGTTAGTTAGAATCATCTTACCCGGACGTACCTCAGGTTTAGCGCCTCTGGGGAGCCTAGTTGCGTCTACAGCCATCATGGGGTGGATAGTGAGTGACAAGGCGTCGATCCTAGCTCTTAACTCAGTGTCCAAGGCCTTCTGAGAGTTGTAACCTTTCTCACAGACACCACGACCCCAGAAACGAGAGGGCACAACGTCCCATGGGAACGCTACCACAGGACGGTCCTGCATCATGTAGGGGTTGGCTTCAGCCTTCAGGAGAGTACCACCGTTGGCTATGACTACAACGGCCTCTACGTACATAGACTCGTCTTCTACGTCCACACCTTCGTTCGTAAGAAGCTCACGCGGCACGAGTCCGTAGTACTTGGTCAACCTGACCTTGTCGTCGTGGTACAGCGTGAGATCTTGGTCAGGCTCTAAGTCTGAATCAGGGGCCGCAGACCCAACGTACACATCGTTGTAAACACCGCTCTCCTGTAGCAATTCCACGGAGTGCTTAGACACAAACTCATCGATAGCAACACCTAGGGCATCCTCTACAGAGGTAGCTACAGGGTCAATCAAGAAGTTCTGGGGCATCACAGGCCTGAGTTTGACTACGATTCTGTCGGTAATGTTAACGCCTACAGCCTGCAGTTGTCCGTCCATGATAGGCTGAGTAGCTGGAGCCATCTCCTTGATCTCCTCAAGGATAACCTCACCTATTCCTGTGCCAAATACTGCAGCGTTAATCAAACACTCAGCTACAGCCTTACGGACCTTAGTGTTCTCAAAGTCCTCAGACAGTTTCTGACGTAGAAACATGATATCTTGACTGTCTTTGTCATTAACGTCGTCTGAGATGTCGAACCACTTGCCTCTACCAAACGTGGCTTCCTCAAGCTCTGCTACGTTAGACTCTACAGCCTGCTGAAGCGCCGGGGATACAATTCTAGATCGCTCTGACGATCTCTGGGTGTCAGAAGGATCCCACTGTCCTCTCCAGAGTCTGTAGTACTCCTCAAACTTTGCTTCGTAGTTGGATTCGTAGTGGTCACGCCAGTTCTCACACTTGGTCATCACCCACTCTTCAAGTGACTCCTCAATCGACAAGTGCTCAGGGCTTAATATATCGTCTGCCATAGTATTTTCCTTAAAGTATTGCTAAAACGTAACCGAGTGTAAATAACACTACAGCAGAAATTAGGTAGATTCCGTATGTGTTGAAAGGCCTAAAAACTTTTTTGGACATGATCAATAGCCCGCCACAATATCTAGAATTTCGTGGTCATCAATTTCAAATTCATAGCTGTACGCTACTTTTGCTAGCTGGTCTACGTACGCTAAGGCGTCAATTAAGTCATCGTGGGTCAGAGGATCTGGAAACTGAAACAGTTGGTCTAAGAACCTGTTGTTCCACTCTCCTTTGTTAATAGACACAAAGCCGTTCTCAAATCGCCCCTGTAGAGCCCACATAACCCTGTCAGTCTTCTTCTTGTTACCGTGAGTAAGCTCCTCGACTCTAAAGAATGTGCCGTAGCGCTTCTGTAAGTCTGTGAGGGGGCTCATGACGGCTTGCTTTGCTATTCCTCGCTCAATACCAACGCTGATAGGTCGGTAATCTCTGACCGCTTGAAATATCTTGGCGGCAGTCTCGTTAAGGCTCCACCGCCCATATATAATGTTATCAACGTACCAACCATCAGGACTAACTTTAACGACAGCGATTGCAGTTTCATCTAATTTAGAGTTCTTCGTCCGTTTCTTGTTTACTTCCTCAAAGCCAGCTAAGTCTACTGCTATGTAGTAGTCACCCTCGTCAGGCTCTTCTCCGTACTTTACCCAGTCCTCTCTGAACATCTCAGAGCCTCTGGCCTCAAAGGACGCCATAAACTCCTGTCGGAACGCATAAGAGGACATAGACTTCTTAGCCATGTCAATCTCACCAGAGTCCAACAGGGGGTTGTCGTACGACGTAAAGTGCCACCCCTTGTACGTAGGGTCATCCCCTAGTTCTGCGTACTTGTACAGTTCATAGAAGTGGTTGCGTCCCATAGGCGTACCTATGAACATCGCTTCACCTTTTTGGTCAGCTAGGGCGGGTCTCAGGATCTGTTCCCATACATCAGGCTTCATATCTGCGTACTCGTCCATAACTAGAAACTTCAAGGACACGCCACGCATTGTCTCAGGCCTATCGGCTCCCTTGAGACTAATCGTGGCCCCGTTGACCAGCTTGATCTGCAGGTTGTTTATGTGCGAACCTGAGATGACAGGGTGTCCTAGCTCCAGCAGGGTTTGCCACATGATATCACGGGCTTGTCCCTGTGTGGGCGCAACGTAAAAAACTTGCCCTTTGTCTGTCTGTAGGGCGTTCAGTATCAGTAACCAAGCTGCAAGACGGGACTTCCCTGTTCTCCGTCCTGCTGCTACTACCTTGAATCTCGTGGGATCACTGTATACTGTTTGCTGCCAAGGAAGCAGTTCTACGTTTAAGTCAGTCATGTGGCTTAGTGATCCTCGTGTTTCTCTAGCCTACCTGACTGGCTAAGTAGTACATAAAGAAGCCTGCAGCAATCATGATGGTTACGCAGACGCCTACTATTACAACCTCTAGAGGATCGTTAGGGAACTTGTCCATCTTACGTACCGCCTGTAGAGTTATCAGAGTTATCAGAGTTATCAGAGTTATCTGAGTTATCTGAGTTATCTGAGTTATCTGAGTTGTCAGAGTTATCTGAGTTATCTGAGGAGTCCGTGGTCGTATCACCTTGGGTGTTGTACGAGTCAGCGTTAGTGTCTCCTTGGGTGTTATAAGAGTCGCTATTAGTGTCTCCTGATGTGTTGTAGGAGTCAGTGTTCGTATCACCTGAGGTTGTGTCACCAGACGTAGTGGTGGTGGTCGAGAGATCTATAGTACCGTCAGACGCTGTGTACGTGTGAGTAGTGTTTCCACCAGCGTTCTGGATGGCTGTGGACCCAAAGGAGCTAACTGCAGTAGCTACGTTGCCTAGGACTTCAAACTGCTGTCCGTCTACAGTGTCCTCGTTCATCTGAATCCTAGCCATGTTGTCTGACTGTGTTTTCTGTACTTCAGCGTTGATACCAGCGATACCTATTTGTGTTAGAGTCCCTAGTACTGGAGAAGCTAGGATCTTAGCCCACTCTCTAGCACCGTTCTCTTGCCTCTGGAGAGTAACTACAGGTGAGCTAGAGTCACTCTCGTTATTCTTGACTGCTGAGACAGCTAGAGCTACCGCAATGGCATCTGCAGAGTCTGGAGAAGACTGAGCCACCTGTGCCATAGCTAAGGCCCACTGAGCCTGTGCCTGAGCACGATCTAAGGCCATACGCTCACGGGTCTCTGTCTGTACCCTGACTAGTTCAATCTGGTTCTGTTGGTGTCTAGCTAGTCTGTCGTTGCCAGCCTGTGTTGCACACCCAGCACACAAGAGGGCTACTAGGGCTACTGCGGTTAGTACTAAGATCTTGTTCATTAATTAAGTTCTCCTGAATTAGGGCTTATAGTTAGCTCATGTTCTCTAGACTTGCTAGGGCTTCTTTGAAATCTCCTGAACCACCAAAGTGGTAAAATATCTGTGGGATGCTCCTCTTGCCACTCATGGCTTCTACTAAGTCCCACCCCGGCTTACCGGCTGGTATGTGGATAAAGTTGTACTCTAGTCCACTCTGCTCTGCTGTTCTCTTAGCTCTTGTACACGCGGGACACCAATCGGCCCCTAGTATGGTTATCATCTTGAGATTCCTAGTTCAATCATCTTGAGATTCCTAGTTCAATCATGGACCAGTGCTCCTCTGGCTAGCTCTAGACATGCCTAGTTCATTCATGGACCAGTGCTCCTCTGGCTAGCTCTAGACATGCCTAGCTCCCTCCAGTACCAAACGAATTTAGATTAAACGGAGAGTAAATTAGGTCTAGAGTTACTACTATCTCTAAGTTTCCTACTGTGTTACAAGAGGCCTTAATTGCATCTCCCGGCTGTAGGATAAACCCTGTGTTGCTCTCAATCATCAAGTAGTCCTTAGAGTTAATTGTCCTGTCGTTTAAGATGTACACATCAGGGTCTGGAGTCTTGTCTACGTACAGGGTTACGTCGTTGTTAGCATTTTCTAGGTTGGTAATGAACGTCATGGTCCACTGGCCTACAAAGCCATTAGGTATTGTGACTACACTAGCTACGTCAGTAGTGGTTAAGTTTACGTTCTGAGTAAACAGCATGTGAATTAGCTCTCCTTAGGAGTCTCTGTTTTCCCAAGATCCCTCAAGAGGCTCAAGGTAGTCTTGGTCCTCTCCAGAGAGTCCTTGAGTTCCTGACCCAGAGCTAGCCGTAATCTCTGTATGTCCAACACCAGAGATGTTAATGCTAATCGCGTTTCGGCCCGCATCTTTAATTACCTCTCGTTCAAAGGCCCCTACGGGCAGTATTCTGTCTACGATAAGCTTCCATGCAGCTGACTGTGCTTTGTGTTCATCGTTCAAGGCTGCATCAAAGATGGTCTCTAGGACCTTAGCTGACTTAGGGCTAGCTAACATCCTAGCCTTGTAGTCGTTCATGATCGCAGCGTCCCCTTTGGGTCTGCCTCTAGCTACCCTGTTGCCTTTTTTCTTAGCATCAACGATAGCTTTCTTTGGTCTTCCTCTCTTTTTGAGTGGGGCTGGTGGGTTAGATTCTTCTTCAGGTCCCATAGTTGTCCCTTATGTAGTCTTATGTAGTCTCAGGTTATCACCCTGTCGCCTCAATACTGCTAGAGAGTCACACTAGTACGCCTGTTGCTGACTATAGTGTGACCGTAGCTGTAACCAACGATGAGGCTCTGGATGATATACCTACCTACTTCAGAGCTTCTACTCATCTACTTAATTACCTCTACAGTATACTCTATATTATACCATACTTTTACTCAAAAGTCAAGCTTTATTTACTAAAGTGGTACTATTTACATTATCTAGGGATTACTTAGGCCTACTTTGGCCACATTTGACTCCCTTTTTACAGCTTAGGGCCGACCCCAGTAAACATTAGTGTAAGTCTTGTGGTATCAAAAGGTTACCTGAGCGTAAACTAGTAGTTAATTTACCTAATTTTTACCTCTTTTTTAGTGAATTAGTACTCACT